GACTCGATTCACTGTGTATTAGAGTCGCAAGATGGCTAACATCAATATTACGATCAAGAATATGGCTGAAATACGGGCAGCTTTCGCTAAGGCCCCTCGTTTAACGGTGTCAGCTCTTAATAAGGCTATCCAGCAGTCTATATTTACTATCGAAGGAGATAGCAAGAGAAGGACACCTGTAGATACTGGCTTCCTGCGGGCTAGTCACCGCACGCTGTTCTCTAACTTGCGAGGTGAGGTATCCCCTACAGCTGATTATGCCGTGTTCGTTCACGATGGTACTCGGTATATGCGACCACGTCGTTTCTTGCTGGAGGCAGTTCAGGCTGACGAACCAAAGGTACAGCGGTATTTCGAGGATGCTGTACAGGGTGTACTAGATCAGATAGCGAGGGATGCTTCATGAAGTTATTGACGACTACCCTAGTAGATGGCTCTAATGTAAATAGCGAGGGTCTATGAGTGCTATAAAGAATATCAAATCCGCAATCATTACAAAGCTCTCCGCTGTAAGCTCTTTGAATAAAGTCTATGCCTACGAGAAGAAGAACCCAGCTGGATTCCCAGCGGCGTTCGTAACATTCACCTCAAGCGATAACGAATTCTTTAGTACTGCTGAGAATAAACGTATCTTTGGATACCGAATCTTAGTACTTGCCCAGATCGGACAAGATATAAATAACTCGGATCGGCTCGAGAAGGCAGAAGAAGCTATCCAAGACTGTACGGGGGACATCCTCGACAAGATGGATAGTAATATCACCCTCGATAGTAATACACAGGTCATCTTCGTCGAAGCAACGATTGGTGAACCTGGCTATGTAGAATACGAGGGCGGATGGGCCAGAAGTTCAGAGATTATAGTAAGAGTTCATAGTATTTACCTAGTGTAAGGAGAGAAAATGCCAGCTAAAGCAGTAACCACAGAGTATCCAGAACACCTGATTGATAGTCATATCAAGAAGTCTGCAGCTGCTCTTATCGAGCAAATCGTCACAAAGTCTCGTGATATTGATGGCGTTGTTCTTACTTACGAACAAGCCACTGAGATAGCACTTGAAGTAATTAAGGGAGAAAAGAAATGACTAAGTTTGTAGGTCGCCGAGGCGAGCTATTCCTATCGAAAGAATCGTCACGGGGTACAGGAACTGTATCAAACCCCATCTTTATCCCACGTTCGACGATTAGCTTTGACGACAAGATTATGTCCGCACGAGAGAATGAAGGTCTTGGAGTCCTAGCTGACTCAGATGCAAACTTTGTCACAAACCGTTATGCCGAGGGTGAGTTTGAATCTAACTTGAACGATAAGACGTTTGGTATTATCCTCTCGTCTCTGCTCGGAGCAAGCCCGACTATCGCAGGTGGCCCGACATACACGCACACCTACGCTCTAAACAACACCAACCAGCACCAGTCGCTGTCACTCTTGTATCAAGACCCTGATACGGTTAAGCTCTTCCCTCTCTGTGTGGTTGATAGCCTGAAGATCAGTGTTGAGACTAACGGGATTGTAAACTGTACGGTTGGAGTCAAATCACGCTACGGACGAGACTGGACACGCCAGTCAGCTACCTTGACATCACTCGGTAATAAGTTCTTGCACCAGCATCTTATCTTTAAGACGGCTACAAACATCGCAGGGCTAACAGGGGCTAGCGCAATCTCTCTGAAGAAGTTTGAGCTAACAATCTCAGCTAACGCAACACACGATATGACAATCGGTACAGCTGAACCAGAGGACATTCTAAATCAGCAGTTCTCAGTTGAGGGTAATATCGAACTCTTGAAGCAAGACGAGACTTATCGTCAGTTGATGCTTGATGGAACATACAAGGCTGTTGATATGACCCTCTTGGGATCGGCAGCGTCTAAACTGCAGATGCAGTTCCCTCGTGTAGACTTCACCGAGTGGGAACAGGATCGAGGACTCGACAGCATCGTCAGCCAGAGTATCCAATTCAAGGGTAACTATGATGCTACGAACGCACTCGACATTATCTCTACCTGTGTGCTTACGAATACATACGCGGGCACTGGGTACTAATAGACTGTACCGCATCAATGTGTTACAATTAACACATGAAGATATGCAAGATAGAAGGATGTAGTAAAAATGTTTGGTGGAGGGGCTATTGCTCTCAACACGGACAACGCTTGAAGTTTCATGGTGATCCGCTGTATCTGAAGTTTGAGCAGCACGGTATGAGAAATACTACTGAGTATCGTTCTTGGTCGCATATGAAAGACCGATGTTATAGAGAAAAAGACAAAAGATGCTCTAGTTATGGTGGTCGTGGTATTACGGTTTGTGATGAGTGGCGTAATAGCTTTACCGCCTTCTACAAAGATATGGGTAAAAAGCCATCACCAAAGCATTCCCTAGATAGGATAGACAACAATGGTAACTACGAGCCATCAAACTGTAGATGGGCTACGAATGTTCAGCAAGCAAGTAATAGACGATCAAGTAGGTTATTTACATACGATGGTAGAACTATGAATATAAAAGAGTGGTCTGATTCGTCAGGAATCGCATACAACACATTGAGACAGAGATTAATGAGATATAACTGGCCGATAGAGAAGGCCTTAAAAGGAGCAACATGTTAAAGTTCAAGAAGCGAGTCACCTTAGAGTTTTTAGGTGATGAGTATAAAGACAGTTATATAGACCTAGAGTCACTCCCAATTGATAAGTTGCAGGATTTGCTTGCAGAGGCTAAGACAAAGAACGATAGCGAAGATCAGGGCGAGGCACTCTCTTACATGCGTAAGGTCGTAGAGGACAACTTTATTACTGGATCTGTCTCACAAAACGGTAAGATGGTAGACGTAACACTAGAAGATGTACCTAGCTTACCTGTAGAGGTGTTTATTGAGGCTTTCCAGCAGATCGTTGGTAAAATCCCAAACGCCTAGAGGAGGAGCTACAGCAAGCGATCTATAATGACGCAGTAGCCCCTCTCGAACTCCAAGAGTATCACTACCGCAAGTTATTCCACCTTACAGCCGAGGAGATGGCGAACGAGCCATCCGACAAGTTCTTTATAAACATGAGAATACATGCTCTTATAAGAGATAAGGAAAGGCTATCTCAAAAACATGGCACAAGCTAATATCAGGGCAGTCATTACTGCAGAAGACCGAGCGAGCAGCGTACTTAGTGGCGTAGGCTCTTCTTTCGGTAAGCTTGCAGGTGCAATGGCAGTTGGGCAGTTGGCAGCAAATGGTATTACACGGGCTATAGATGCAGTTGTATCCGCCTCGAGTAACGTGCTACAGAGTGCAGCTGACTTCCAGCAGAGTCGAGTAGCTTTTGATACCATGCTTGGCAGTGCCGAGAAGGCCAAGAAGATGCTCAAAGAGATCTCTGACTTTGCACAGCGAACTCCTTTTGAGCTTCCTGAAGTAGTCACGGGTGCAAAACAGCTCCTCGCTTATAACATTGAAGCCGAGAAGATTATCCCTACATTTGAAGCACTCGGTAATATTGCCGCTGGTGTTGGTAAAGATAAACTCCCACAGCTCATTCTCGCGTATGGACAGGTTCGTGCTGCTACTAAGCTTACAGGGGCAGAGCTTCGACAGTTCACCGAGGCTGGTGTGCCTATGCTGGACGCACTTGCAAAACAGTTTGGGGTGACTACGGGAGCCGTTCAGGACATGATCTCGAAAGGTCAGGTTGGCTTCCCAGATGTTGAGAAAGCAATTGCTGGTATGTCTAGTGAAGGCGGTAAGTTCTTCAACCTGATGGATAAGCAGAGCAAAACGTTTGATGGCGTATTATCAAACTTAAATGACAACTTTATGCGTGTCGGCCGCAACATGATCGGCATTACAGACGAGGGGGATGTAGTCCAAGGCGGAATATTCTACTACCTGACACAAGGGGCACAAAAGCTTCTTGACTGGATAGACGCTCACAGAGAATCTATAATTAGCTTCTTTAACGCTGAGATACTCCCAAGCATTAAAGCACTTGGGCAGAAGATCGCTGAGTTTGTATCGAGTGATCAGTTCAAAAACTGGCTTCGGGATGTCGCCGACTGGATAGCCAATAAACTGCCACCATTCCTAGATAAGCTAGTAAACGAATATCTACCAGCTATGAAGAAGGCTTTTGACGACGTTTGGCCCGTTATCCAGACTACTGCTGGGGTAATCGGAGGTCTTTACGACTGGTTCCAGAAGGTTGGACAAGGAGCCGAGCAGTTCGGCTATAACGTAATGAATGCCTTTTACGCTGCAAGAGATGCCTTTAACGCAGTAGTTGGTTTCTTCGGAACCATCGGTAATAGCATCAAGGGTGCGATCATGAACGCTGGCGGCTGGTTGTACCAAACAGGAAAGGATATTATTCAAGGTCTCTTAAACGGTATTAACAATCTCGGCAGCTCAATAGGGGACACTCTCAAGGGATGGGCTAAAGGGGGTATAGACGCCGTCAGAAACGTACTCGGTATCCGCTCGCCATCAACTGTCTTCGCTGGCATTGGTGAGAACATCGGGAAAGGTCTCGAGCAAGGAATTGTGTCTAGCGTAGGAGCAGCGAATGATACCCTTGCAGGGCTCGTAACTGATCCAACGGTAAATGTGAATGCAAATAGCACTCCTCAGAAGACACAGCAGGCAGTACAACCAACCCAGACTACCCAGACGACTGTACACATGAACCTGAACATAGGCATGTATGCAGGTACAGAGATCGAACGGCGTAAAGTGGCAATGGAGCTGTTCTCCTCACTGCAAGAAGTAGCGAATCAGAAGAATACAACCGTAGCACAGATGATGGGAGTATAAGATGTCGTTTTCCGTGGGATCAGTAGAAATCAAGAGGCCAAAGAGCATTAAAGAGGTGCGTGTCGAGCAGTATGCACAGCAGAAAGCGTTAGATGGGACTGTCAGTAGGGACTATTTCAGCTCTAGAGTAGGTACAAAGCGTGTTTGGGAGCTTTCCTATGATAATGTCCAGCCGAGCGATTACAACGTCATAGACAGCGTCTACACAACGTATAAGAGTACTGACACAGCCCAGCCGTGGGTATCTGACTATGTGAATTATGATGTCGAGGCTACAGTACACATGGATCTAGTTAATCGTGAGTTCACCCAACAGGGTACAGACTTTCTTTCATCGTTCACGCTAATCCTCACGGAGGAGTAATGGCAATACAGACACTTACAGTAAACGGTGATGGTACTACAGTATCAGGGTTCGTGGCTGAAGGGGGAACTTACACTCGTCTCCAGAGTGATGATGGTGACACTACACGCCTCTATAGTCCTAGTGCGAACGATGTTAGGCAAGTTACCTTAACTGACACTAGTGGTCTTACTGGTGCAACTATAAACTCATTAACTGTGTACGGAAAATATCGCTCGCTAGACCCCGTATCGAACACTATTCAACTCGGAGTTCGTACTGGATCAACAGACTACTGGAGTGCTAACAAGGACACAGTTAATGTCACGACCTATGTGCTTTTTAGTGAAACTTACACTACTAATCCAAATACTAGTTCGGCCTGGACAACAAGTGACCTCGATTCCCTGGAAATAGGCATTAAGAAGATCAATGGTGTGGGCGGTGCGGTTACCTATATGTACGCAGAAGTTGATTACACAGAGTCAGCTGGAAGCCCTTCAAGTTCTGTATCGGCCTCGGTTTCTCCTTCGGCTTCCGTATCGCCCAGTTCTAGTATCTCAAGTTCGCCCTCAAGTTCAGTTAGTCGGTCGGTAAGCCCGTCTGCTTCGGTAAGTCCATCGAGTAGTGTTAGCCGATCAATATCTCCAAGTGCGAGTGTCAGCCCAAGTGCATCGATCTCTCGATCACCTTCGCCATCAGCGTCGGTATCACCGTCTAGCTCTATCAGCCAATCTCCAAGCGCATCAGTGTCTCCTAGTGCGAGTGTGTCGCCTTCGGTATCCCCATCGGCATCGGTGTCACCATCGTCATCTGTATCTCGTTCGGTGTCACCGTCATCAAGCCTATCTCCATCGGCATCCATATCTTCGTCTCCTAGCTCATCCGTTTCACCTTCAAGTTCAGTGTCCTCATCTCCATCAGCTTCACCGAGCACAGGTGGTAGTTCATCGGTATCACCATCTATTTCTCCATCTACCAGTGCCTCAGTTAGCCCATCTGCATCTGTATCACCAAGCTCGAGTATATCCAGATCACCTAGTCCAAGCGCCAGTGTCTCTCCTTCCAGTTCAGTGAGCTCGTCTTCATCTAGATCACAGTCTCCTAGTGCCTCACAATCCCCTTCTGCTTCAACATCTCCAAGTCCAAGTGCTTCGCCTAGTGCAGGGGCATTTGAGATTGAGTCAACTGATACCTACAGGAATGTTGCCCAGAGCGTTCAAGTCTCGTGGAAGAAGGACTTTGTCTCTACATATAAAGCCTTTACGATTGGTGCGAGCTCTATTGGTGGGGCAGATGGCATCGCCTCCGATGGTGGAGATATATCTGACTTCACAAACTACCGTTACTATGACGAAACACCACGAGTTATCTGGATGGACTACGAACGGTCTCTTAACATGCCTCTAGGGGGACTCACAAAGGCCCTAGCAGACGTTACGCTCGATAATACGTCCCGAAGGTACACTCCTGAGTATATGGGTGGTAACAGCGAGCTATTCACGGCTATACTGCCACGACGACCGATCATCATCAATGCAGGCTTTGATCACGATGGTATTCTTGATCTCATTCCTCAGTTCGTCGGTATCCTAACCGAGAAACCAGCAGTTACCCGTAGGGGAGGGCAAGCTAAACTCAAAGCCGCTGACTTCAATGACTTCTTACAGAACAGATCACTCGATCAGACAGTGATGTTTACTTCACAACGTACCGATCAGGTAATAGAGGGGATTCTAACTGACTTAGGTTTTGCTACCGCTCAGTATGATCTAGACTATGGAATCAACACCGTGCCATTTGGATTATTTGAAAAGGGCGCAAAGTACTCGGACGTGATTGATAAGCTCGTTAAAGCCGAGAGTGGACACTTCTACCAAGACGAGGTAGGTATCCTCCACTTCGAGAACCGTCAACACTGGGATCAGTCGCCTTACAACGAAGTCCAGCAGGTTCTCTATACATCACAAGTCTTAGACGCTGAGTCTATCGGGGACGATCACATTATTAACGTCGTCGAAGTCAAAGCTAAGAACCGAGCCAAGCAACCAACTCAGCAGGTCTGGCAGTCTGGTCTAGCGATTGAAATACCTGCTAACTCATCAGAAGAGATATTCATAAACTTTGAAGATCCCGTACTTGAAGCGTTTATCCCAACAGGCTACCTTGCGAACACCAGCGAAGATGGTACAGGCTCTGATGTATCGAGTAGCGTATCTGTACAGGTTTTTGATGTATTCTCGAATGCCGCTAAGATTCGCTTCTATAATGCGTCATCGTCAACAGCTTACCTAACGAACGTGGTGGTATTTGGTCGCCCTGCAAAGGTAGTCAATGATATTTATTACCGAGAACAGCGTGATCTTTCTGTTACGGCGTACGAAGAGCGTCCGATAACAATCGAAAACGATTACATCCAAGACGTAAGCTGGGCGCGGTCTCTAGCAGGAATTATCTTGAATGACTTCGCTTCGGGTGAGAATGTCCAACGGCTAACGATCCGAGCCATGCCCCAACTGTCGCTCGGTGATCTGATCTCATGGCAAGGTAGAGAGTGGCGTATCTTCGCCCAACGCACTAAGATGAACATATCAGAGGGCTTTATTCAGGAGATAGATATCTTGCAACGCACAACCAAGACATACTTTAGAATTGGAATCTCAACTATCGGAAGTCCAGCGGACATAATTGCGCCATGAGTACAAATCTTCCTCTCCAATCTTCGAATCAGTTGTCAGGTCAGGTCGATGAGCTTAAAAAGACCATTGTTAAGCGTGGTTATGTTGATGTTGTGATGAGTGCGTGGTCGGCTGGCGGTCAAGCGGTGGCAACAGTTTACCTTGATGATGTGACAAACAATCAACAGGTGGGGTTACTCAAGGTCGAGGCTGGTGTTGATGTCGCTCTAGCAGGTACTGTGATCTTCGATATTCCAGGGTGCGATGTAGATACTGACGGAACAATTTATCAATGTGGAAGTGTCTCGAACTCGTACCTAGAGGGAGCGGGGTTCACTAGGCAGATACTGCAGATGATCTACTACAACAGCACGATGAGTGCTAGTGACACGGTGCGCTTTTACTACCGAGTCTATTCAGAAGCCACGTTGACTCAGGATTGGAACTACAAGAGTTCTTGACCGACTCTCATCTATATACTTTGATAGGATTATGGAAAAGAGCTATACCATCACATGTAAAGACTGCAATCAGAGTCGTAATATCAAAATAGATAGGCTTGATCGCATTGACTGGCTCGAAGACGGCAAAGACTACAGTATCGTGTCAGCTCGCAAGCGTCTTGATGGTGAGTGGGGGTTTGAGTGTACGTGTGGCAATAAAGACATCATGACTGAGCAAGAACAGCGCATGATTCGTAACCACGCCCAGCCACAGCCCGAAGAACTGAAAACAATTATTAACAACTTAAAGATTCAAGCGCCTCAGTTTGAATTAGTGGAGAGATAGCCGAGCTGTTGTATCTGGTGTACAATAGAGTTATGGCATTCTCTAAGGGGTATACCCCGTGGAATAAGAAAGAAACTAACACTGAGTACATACTCTGTGCTTGTGGATGTGGCGGTGAAAGGTTAAGCACCGATTCTAGAGGTAGACCAGCAAAGTTTATTTATGGTCATGGTAACAGGGGTCGCAAGATGCCTAATCTGAAGCATGATGGACAATTTAAGAAGGGCAATAAGCCACATAACAAGGGAATCTCTGGGTACTCAAATAATGGAACCTTCAAGTGCGGTCACGCAGGAATGGCAGCGGAGCATAACCCTATGTGGAAGGGTGGGACATCAACTACGAAGGCTGGGTACGTGGTCGATAATCACACTAAGAAATATGTTCATAGGATAGTCATGGAGTCAAAGATGGGTCGCAAGTTATTGCCAAACGAGCATGTACATCATATAAACCATGATAGAGGTGATAATTCACCAGATAATTTAGTAATACTGTCCCCAGAAGAACATGGCAGATATCATGCGAAACATGGCTGGGAGATAAGAAAGGGATAAAACAATTTCCTACGCCGCATGGTCAGTAGTATTTGGAGAACAGCCGAGCTCCTCAAAATGGAATATTCTTGGTACTAACGATGCCTTCTTTAATGGGTTAATCGGCCAGAGTGGATCTAACCTATTACTCAAAGGCGGTATCCCGTACCAGGCGAACACCACCAACTCTGTACGGTCATCAGTCCTGATACAGCATGGGTATGGCGTAATGACTCCAGGTGTAGCATCTAACGTGAATGAGACGGTAACTTTCCCTACTGCATATAGTGCCGAGCCGATTGTACTCATAGCTCCTGGTGGTGACGATACTTCTGCTGGAACGTCTCTTGGATCTGGTAATGTGGAGGCCAACTACTTCCTTACAGAGGCCGTTACACTGACTTCCAGCAGTTTCCTTGCCGTGGCTCGTGTGGCTAACGGTGCAAACTGGGCGGCTGGCACAACAGTCTTCTACCACTGGCTATCTATAGGGCCATCATAGTGCAATGGCACACACGACTCTCAACGAAGTAAACGAGCGTCTCGAATCGAGGACATAATGAACGACTCAGCTATCATCGCCGCTATTGCCGCTATCTCAGCCGTGATCGCTGGCTTCTTTAAACTCATAGACAACCAGAATAAGCTTCACGCCAAACTAGCCGACTCTATAGATAAGATGGCTAAATCGAGCGAGAAGGTAGCCGCCGCAACAGTACAAGGTAACAAAGAGGCCAAGGAGCGTAACGGCCACCTAGCAGATATAACTGTCCAACAAGCCGATAGAATCGCCCAGATAGTCACTCATATTAAAGAGCAACACGTCATAAACCAACACGTCGATACCGAGACCGTAAACAAGAAAGGCTAATATGTACTCACTCTCCCAATTCATGACCGAGACTCAAGGCACACTCGTAGCGTCTCGTGGTGGGATAACAGGACAATTGATGTATAATAAAGGGTATGAAAACGCTTACAATATCCAATCCACACGGTACGTACAACTTCTTACTAGACGACAGGGATATGAAAATGATTGAAGCTCTTGGTCGCCCGTGGTGGGTTCAGGAGAAGCGTGGCAAACCATACGCTCGTACCAGTATAGGTGGTAGAGTAGTCGAACTGCATCGACTTATTATGGGTAGACCAGAGGGCAGAGTGGTAGACCACATAAATCGGGATACGCTTGATAACAGAAGGTCGAACCTTCGAGTCTGCTCAAACGCCGATAACCTACGCAATGGTAGCATACGTCCTAATAACACATCGGGGTACAACGGTGTATGGTGGGCTGAAAGAGAACAGAGATGGATTGCTGAAATAAAAGTAGGCTATAAAAAAATAAATATTTATGGATTCAAGAACTTCGCTGATGCGCTTGGTGCAAGAGTGGCATTAGAGACTGAGTACTGGAGTACAAGCTGATGTACAGCCTTTCTCAGTTTATGAGTGAAACCCAGGGTACTCTAGTGGCGAGTAGGGGCGGCATTGTCGGTCAATGCGTTTCGCTGGTACAGAAGTGGGCTGAAGTCAATGGAGTATCTGGTACGCCTGTCTTCCCTGTAGCTAATGCTCGAGACATGAACGCATCAACTCGTCAGGACGCTTTTACCTGGATTCCTAATAAGGTAGGCGACCCCAACAGTAAGCCGATAGCAGGAGACGTTGTAGTCTTCTCCTGGAACCACACAGGCGTATGTATAAGCTCAGATGGGTACACCATGCAACTCTGGCAACAAAACGACCCGACAGGCTCTACAGCGCATCAGAAAGCTTATAATTTTAATGGCTGTACTGGCTGGCTCAGGCTCAAAAATACTAATCAAGGAGGAACCGTGAAACCAACTATCACACAGATGAGATACATCCACGCCGATAGTGAAGGCTGGAACTGGAAAGAGTGTATGGCAGGAAAGTACGACGCTCAGTTCAACGACTCATGGGGCTGGCGTACACTCGATGAGATGCTGGCAGATAAGTGGAGTACAAAGAATGACGGCTGGCGACAGAACCGTCAAGACGCTCTCGACTACTACGCTACCAAGGGAGCCAGTGAAGCCCAGATAGCTACGCTTAAGAAGCAACTGGCAGACGTAACCAAGCAGTACCAAGACTTACTCGATAAGCCAGTTACTTCCTCGGTGATTACCGAAGATCAGGCTGTCGCAGTCGTCCAAGAAAAGGTAAACCCTCTCATTAATTTTATAAAGAAAGTAATTGGTATCAAATGAATATCGACCTCCAAGATCTACTCGCACGTGCGCTCAAAACCTTCATACAGGCCTTTCTAGCCACGTGGTTGCTCACAAATGAACCATTCACCAAGTTAGCTCTTGTATCGGCTCTAGCGGCAGCTATTAGTGCCACAATGACATCTCTCAGGGGCTACTATGGCAAAGTATGACCACAATCCCATATTTAGTTCTATACAAGCAATCCCCTCAGTGCTAAAAAGTACTTAGTACCTACAAGCGAGAGGTGATTCTCGTGCCTGACTGGAAAGGCGTTTTATGTCTCAATTGCCGTGCTGAACTGGACTTCGGTGAGGATAGGAACTCGCTGGGTGTCTGGTTTTACCGTGACTACCCCGAGTGTTCTCTCATCCAGGTCTGGTGCAGGCATTGCAAGCAGGGTTGCAACATCTACTTAGGAGAAGAATGGGCAGAAGATGTCCCTTATCTTTCGTCAATTGGCCTTGGCAGTATCGAGGCCGACCACGCCCCACAGTCAGTGCTCAATGGGTTCAGGGAAGTGTTCGGGTACTTTCCTCTCGGGACATACCACCTCAGCGAGATCCTCTTCTTCGCATACCTCCTCGCCAACCCGTACGACGAGTGGTGGAATGAGGTGAGTTATGAAGAAACTGATCGACCTACTCGACACGCTCCTCCAGAAGTGGGAGGCAAAGCTGCAGAAGAAGCGGCGTGATAAAGAACTCGACGAGCAACTTCGGTTGTTCTGAGATCGCTCCCCCAGCGAAACCAGCCCCCGAGAGTTACCCCAGCGGCTCTCGGGGGCTTCCCTTTTACTTCAGCTTCTCCCTCTGTGACTCACGAAGGGCATACAAGCCAAGCTCAGGACTAACGCAGTTCCTTAAAACTTGCGCGGACAGGCTAGACATTGAAAAGATCATGGCACAGCTCCCACCACGGTCTCAGGAGGTCTTTAAGCAGCTGTTAGATGGCAAAACCAACCCCGAAATAGAGAAGAACCTAGATTTTCAAACAAATGGAGCAGTACGCTGGCAAAAGAATCAAATAAAACAGGTCTACCATACTGTAGTAGACCGTGTATACAATGAGTACGTCTGTCGTACATGTGCGAACGTATACAAAGATATAAGCCCGCTAGAGTGTCCAAAATGTGGCTCTAGGGACTTATACAAAGTTAGTCTGTACTAGGCGAACTGAGTCAATCCCAGCTCCTTGTAGATATCTTTCTTTAGTTCGGGATGTGCTTCTAGGAACTGAGTCAATCCCAGCTCCTTGTAGATATCTTTCTTTAGTTCGGGATGTGCTTCTAGGAACCGAGTCAATCCCAGCTCCTTGTAGATAGCTTTCTTTAGTTCGGGATGTGCTTCTGCAATACTTAGCAGGATAAACATCTTAAAACTCTTACTCTCTTGTGCATCAGCTGCTTGTTTCAGCATTGCTATCAGTTCAGGTGATGCGTCTACTTGTATTTTGGGTCGTACTACCATTTTGCCGTCCTCCTGATTAGTTAGTTGTGGGTTCATGACTTCTTACTGACTGCGGTTAGATTATCAAGCAGCGGCTGCCATTCCGAGCGGTTCGTGAGCGTATCGAATCTCAACCTACTAAAGTCCGATACTTTGACCCGAATGGAGTATGCTTTATCACCTACGGATAGGTCATACAAAGCTGTGCCATCACTGTATATATGTGCAACTGTAAAATGCTCAGCTTGCTGTATTATGTCTTTAGTTTTCATTCTCCGTCCTCCTGATTAGTTTGCCATTTGCTACGGATTACATGCCTCAGAGCGTTCAGCTGTATCGCATTCAGGTCAAAGTTACCGTTCTCAATTTTCTCCTTGTCGTCCTCTCCCACACTCTCTAAGAACAAGGCTGTGATAACTTCTTGGGCTTCGTCCGTGTCTAGGTAATCGGATTGGCGTTCGTATTCTGGCATGACGTCATACACGCCGCCTTTGCGAACTTTTTCTAGAATGTCGTTTAGTCTAGCCTGGTAGTCCATTAGTTAGACTCCTTTTCTGTACTCGGCTTGGTTGATTGCTCCAGCCTGGACTCAATATCCTTCAATGATGGGATGACTATTACGTGCTTAGCAACCTTCGATAGCGGATAGGCTTCAAAGTATATGTCTAGTATTTTTCTCGCCCTATTATTTGGATTCTCACAATAACTGCACTGACATCCATCTTTGTCTTTTGTAAGACTATTGGCATAGGACAAGAGTGCGTCTACTAGAAGCTGTGCCGAGTTTTGATTAATCTCGATAGTTGTTCTAATGTTTACTACCCTAATATCGCTCATCTCACTTCTCCTTCTCTGTGTTAGATTCCAACCTGTAGTTATCATCTTCTTGCAAATCTTTTAGCCTGTTCACTTCTTCTGTAATGGTATTAACAGCTTCTATGACTTCGTTGAGCTTGTTGCTAGCAGCCCAATCCCAACCCTTCCAACGTTCATTGTCTAGCTTCTCAATTCGTTTCATCGATCCCACCTATTGAGACAGTCATCGATAACCGACTCTCTGACTCCTGACTCACGCGAAGCTTGCTCGGTGGAAAGTGTACTGAGTCTACGCCAGTCCTTATTTGATTCGTCGTTCCCTGTGTAACCACTAACACATAGGGCGACAGAGTTATCTTGCTTTGTTTGTTCGATCTCATTCTGGATGAGTGTGCCTCCAATGTAGATTCCTCCGATTATGATTAGTCCTGCTCCGATCCATAGTTTCATAAAATCACCCTCCATTTTGTTTACGTTAGTTTTCTTCCTGTGTACTTCAAGTTCTTCTCAATCTGTTGGCGCCCTACTGAAAGCCGTCCATGTTCCTTACCTGCTCGGTATACGAGTGTTAGAAGAATGGTGATACTCCAGCACAACACTGATACTGCGATAATGGTGTCAGTCATTTGTGGTCTCCAATATTGAGATTTGCTTGATACTGTGATCTCTGTCCTGTACGAGCTTTTCGATGCGTCCTATGATCCTCAGCATTTTAGCGAGCATCATCGTTGTCTCTAGTTCGATGACGTATTTATGCATTGCTTCCCTTTCTTGATTTAAGCCCGCCGATTCGTCCTGCGATTCTTGCGAGTTCTCGGTTAGCCGCAAAGCCTCCCTTTGTACTCTTTTGTCCGCCCAGCTTTCCCATCTTTACGTAGTAGTCTTTCCCATATAGCTTCTTGATTGTCTTGGCAGTTTTTACTCCACCTGCTTTTGTACCTGGCATGTTACTTCACAATCTTTTTAGTTTGATTACATATCGCCCAATAGAGAAGGTTTGAGAGTCCAAACGTCCACCATGTGAAGATAAGTACAAGGATATGACCCATAGGTGTCCCTGTATTTCGCTTTAGTAGCACGTAGTATGGCGTGTCCTCCTTAATGTCCCATCCGTTACTTTGATACATTTTTACTTCTTGCATTACTTCCTTATCCATTTTCATTTCCTTTCGTTCGGTTATATTCTTCGATTCTCATCTCCATCTTCACTCGGTAGTTCGTCATGCCTATAGATGCTAGTACTGCAAACGGTATAGCTATGAGCAACCCTGCAAAGAACAGGGCAATACCGTACTGGACAATTAGGAGCGGGCTCATGCGTACCACCCTCGGAAATCCTTAAACTTCTTCATACGTTCCTCCTCTACTGGTTTAGATGCTGGGTACTCTGGTGCGAGCTTACGGCGGGCCCGTGTGATCGACTCTGCGGTGGAGCAGTTCATAAAGGCTCGTCTCTGGTTATCGTCCAGGTACAGTCCCTCTTCGTGCCAGATTGCTAGCAGTACTTCTTTATCGCTGTCTCTGAACTTTTGACTTGATGCGAGTAGGTTCTCTACTCGTTTAGTTAGTCGTCTCATTGTTTAGTACCTCCTGGAGAGTGTCTGGCATTGCCAGTGTTATCTCTTTCTTGATTCGAGCGATCCCTGACGTGTTAAGTGGCTGTCCACCTGACAGAATCTTGATCAGTCGCTTCTGGTCATCTGGTTCGGTGATTCCCTTATCTACAAGCATGACTTTTATGTCGTCTATCGCTCTAGGGTTGGTGTGTTGTCGGCTCTGTTCTTCTTCACGATGTTGCTGTACCTCGTAAGATTCTAGGTCGGGATCATCCTTATCGCTAATGTGAAACAGCTTCATGAGAAAGTATTTCTGACTAGCCGTGGTTGCTTTACTTGTAGCCTTATCCGACGTATCAAGAGCTTCTCCAGCATCCCACTCACATACTATCCTCTCTTCAGGTTTGTCAGCGTTCACGATCGTGTATCTACTCACAACATTAGCGTGGAAAGTTGTAGTTCCCTTTGCACTAACAAATTGTTCTACGGATCGGGACACTGTTTCTGCGATTACCATAACACCGTATTCAGCCAAGCGTACTCTGACTTCTGCGACCACCTGTGAATGTTCTGTAAATGCGTAACCTTGTTGTTGGTTCTTCCCTGTCTTTTCTATCTTCCCAACTTCTTCAGTTATCTTTAGTAGCTTCTGGTAAATGTTAAGACTTTGTATTTCCTTATTCATATTGTCCCTCTCTGTAATAATCTAGTGCACTATCAATCCTGTCACCGATGAAATCGGCAGCAGCTTGATCGCATAATTCTGATTGTTCGACATCACTCACATAGATGTCGTCCTTGCCACATAGTAAGCATGTTGAGCCGAGGTAGATCGGATACGGTTCACCATCCCACTCAAAATCATGCTCCATCTCACCGTGTTCACACATAGACGTTTTAATATCTCGTCTGATAGCTCGTAATTGATCTTGTAACATTGTCGCCTGACTCCTATTTAATTGGTATCTCTATTGTATCGTGCGTTTTATGCAAAAACAAGTCTTTTTTGTACTTTTATTCACTTTACATGCTTCCAATTTCTGCCAGAGGCGACTCTCGCTATAGTTGATGGGTAAACCCCATACTCTTTGGCGAGTTGCCGCGACGACACACCTAGTTTCTTTCTAGCCCTTATAGCC